GTTGTCAGGTAGGCCGCCGTTGTGCCATCCTGTGCTGGATGCCCGCCGGGACATGTTCCTTGCGGCTGTGCACAAGTTGGCTGCGCCGGTGCCTATGGGGCATTTTGTTTACCCGGAGACGGGGGAGGTTGTCACGCGCGACGACGCCCTTGATTGGGTCGGCCGAATTGTCGACCACATGCCGCCTCTGAGGCATTACACGGAGCTCGTAAACCAGACTTTGGATGGGCACGCGTGCGAGCCGCGCAGTTTCGGTGAGCATGGGCTGCTGGAGCAGATTGGGCGTGTTAAGCCTGGCAGAGTTTCGCTTTGCCAGACTAAGATGCCCAAGAACTTCGCGGCCGACCTTGCTGCCATCGCTGGCGAGCATGGTTACAATGTTGACGATTATGTGCCAGCCACGTTTGATTCGCGGGCCCAGGAGGCGAGCTTTCTTGCAAACGAGTCGGGGTATCAGGGCTCGACAGCCCCGATGCCCTCTTTGTCCGAGCTGAAGGTTTGGGCCGGGCTTTTTCCCGTGCCGCCGGGTGATCCCGCCGGCGACGTGCAGCGTGACCGTGAGGGCGTCGTCAGCCATTTCCTTTCGGCTTTTCGCGAGGGTCGCGCTTGGGATTGTACCCAGCACCCTTTGTTTGCCGAATTGGTGACGCGTTTTGAGGCGTCCGCTAAGCACGCGCACGTCGGGTTTATTGCCTCGCAATACGGTTGTGCTACTAAGGGCGAGCTGATTAAGTTGAAGTTGCATCTTGAGGTTGCCAAAGTAGCGATGTGCCGCATTGTTTTGTGTGCTTTGATGCCGGCAGGGTACATTTCCGTGCTTGACGGAGTTGATTTCGTACGCACGGGTTTGCGCTCGCCGGTTATGTCCAAAATTAAAGACGAGCCCGTCAAACGCAACAAGGTTTACGGGCCGGATGGGGAGCCTTTGCCGCACCGCCGCCAGCGGAGCATTTTGGTTCAGGACTCGCCTGATTTCCTCGTTGTGCAGTTCTACCACCGTACGCAGAATAAGCATGAGGTGCGGGTGCACCAGCATGGTGAGGTAGGTGGTGCAGATTGCGCATCGCGCTTGCCGTCGTGTTCGGGGATTGGCGTCCACGACGACGGCGTCGAGCGTTTTGCTCAGTTGCACCCATCCTTGCTTAAGGGGCCGACGTTTTCGTGCGACTGCAAAGGGTGGGATTGGAGTTTCCCGTGGTTTATGTTTGTGGCCGATGGTTACAGGCGCATTTTGCGCCTTGCCCGCGGCGAGCACATGGGGTTCAACGACTTCATGAACGGCACCCACACTCTCGCCTACTTGTTAACGCTTAAGGTTTATTTTGTGGGTGACATTGTGGTGAGGAATGTTGTGCGTGGCATCCTGGACTCCGGGATTTATTCGACGGCAGCTACGAATTCTGCTTGCCGTTCCCTTGTTGATTGCTTCGTACGCGATTGGGTTGCGGTTGAGCATGCCACGGCCGGTGACGATTATATCGGTAAGCCTTTCGATCCTAAGTTGTATGCGCGCAGGGCCTTGCTCTGGGGTGTTGTCGTGCGGGACGTCAAGATTGGTGCCGCTGAGTTTTGCTCCCACTTGTGGGAAATCAGCGGCAAGAAGCCTTACGCCCGCTTTCTTAACACAACAAAGTCGTTGGCCCGTGTGGTTGCTAAGGGCAAGACGCTTTCTGCTGACCAGTATTGCGGTTTGCGTTGGGCTGCGCGCAACGCGCCTGACGTCGACCGCTTTTACGGTGCTTTGGAGGCCCTTGCCGGCGACCTTAACGCGTGTCACGCTGAGTGGGACCGTCTTGTTGCTGGGGGTTTTCTTGCCGTGCACGCCCGCCATTGGGGCGGGTGAGCTGCACGGGTTGGAGGTGGGGCGAACTTTCGGATAGTTCGCGACCATGGTTGCACGCGTTGCGCAGGCTCCTGTGGCTTCGGCCAAGCCTCGTAAGGCTACGGCCAAGAAAGGGGCTAAGCGACGGGCGGTAGCTTCTTTGGTGGGGAAGAAGAAGGCAGCTTCTATGACTGACGCTGAGCTTTTTGCCTTTTGGGACCCTCACCTTTCGCCTGACCCGCCGCCTTTGCGCACTTCTTTCGGCAATTATACGTGCATTAATTCGGTTTCGCGCTTTACTTTGACCACGCGCACCAGCGAGAGTCAGTGGGTTTGGATTCCTTGGACGCCTAGCGCCCTTGCCGCTTTGTACGGCTCGGGCGCGGCTTCGTCTACGA